CAACTACAACTAATGCTTTTTTAGTTCCGTCTCCAAGACCATTAAACTTTTCGAGTATCTTGCCGACAAACTCTGCTATTGGTGTAACTGCCTTTAAGAACTGTTCTCCAACTGGCGCAATTGCTGATTTAAGACCTTCCATTGCCTTTTGAAATTTTGTTCCAGTTGCATTTTCTAATGTTTTTAATTCTCTTTCAGAAAGAATTGCCAACTCTTCGGTTGATTGTGAAACTAAATTTAAAACTCGTGATGCCTGTGTTCCATCTTTACTTACGTTTTGAAATAGCGTTGAAAGTCTTGAAAACTGGAATTTACCAAAAAGTTGCTCAATTGCTCTTGCTCTAGTTAGTGGGTCTAATGTATCTAATGCAGCAGCAAAATCTAAAACAATTCCTTTAACATTTCCTTGATTAGATTCAACAATTTGATTAATATTAACACCAAACTCCATAAGCATTGCTGATGCTTTTTCAGTTGGGTTAATTAATGCTGCAAGGCCAGACTTTAATGCGTTTGCACCTTCAGAAGCATTAATTCCACCTTCCTTCATTGCTGTAAGGAAGAATGCAAGATCTTCTACGTCTCCACCAAGTTGTTTAACAACTGGACCAGCCTTTGGAATTGCAATAGTTAAATCTTCAATGCTGACAACAGTTTGGTTTTCAACTGCGTTAAGAAAGTTAATTTTTCTAGCAAGGTCTTCTGCTGATGTTCCAAATGCATCTTGTAATGCAATTGTCGTAGATAAAGCCTCTGACTGCTCTACAGACCCAAGAACCGCAAGACGTGTTGCTTCTGTAACTTGCGCCATAAGGTCTGCGCCCATCTTACCGCTGGCTGCTGCATCTGCTGCAAGTTTCATAGTGTCTACAACTGCAACACCGTATTTTGTAAACTCATCAGCAAGCAATCTTATATTTTCAAGAGCAGCATTTGTCTCTTCTGTTGTAGTAAATATTTCACCATAAACACGCTTAAATCTAATTGCTTGTTTTTCTAAATCCATAAATACTTGAGATGCTTTAGTACCAAAAATAGTAAGAGGAATTGTAAAACCAACCATGAGTTGGCGACCAGCCCATTGTGTATTCTTACCAAAATTTAAAAGGTTTGTTGATCCTTGTTTTAATAGTTGTCCGAACAACTGTTGTTTTTGTGCAGCAAGAGCAATTTTTGTTGATAAGTCTTGCATGTCTAGAGTAAGCGGTCTTACTGCTATAGACTGTAGCGCTCCGTTTGCTGAACGACCCATCTTAATATACTGGGTCTGCATTGTTTTGACACGCTCTTCAGCAACCTTGCCAATTGTGTCAAATTCAGATTTAAATAATTTACCAAAAGTTCTTGTAGAACCAGCAGCAAACCTAAAGTATTCTCTGGTAGAAAGTTTATTTCTTTCTAAAGAATCAGTAAATGATTCTGTTGTACTTTTTATTTCTCTAATGCCTGCTGAAAACTTACCCGTAGCATTGATAGAGTTAATTAAGTTACTTTGTAAATCTTGTTGTGCCCTTGCTGCCTGAGCACTATTTTTTGCTAAAGAGGTGTGAAATGTTGATATTTGTCGTTGCAGTGCTTTTAATTGTGCTAACGCTTCACTAGCATCAATATTAACTTGAATATTGGACTGAATATCAGCCATTCACAGCACCTCTTTAGTTTTAAATATTTAGAAGGTCAGCCTCTTGAAGATTAACTCCAGATGCTGCTTCAATAATCTTATATACAGTTGGAAGATCCAAGATTTCTTCTAACTTTTCCATGTCGTCTGCTAATTCTGGCTTATATTGCTGCAATGCAATATTTACACATTCTAGAAGAACGACAAGCGACTTTTCGTTATCCTGAGAAACAGTTGCAATCTCCTCAAACTTTTTCATAAAAGGCTTAAGTAATGATATTTTTAGAGGTCTTAGTGCAATCTTAGTTCCATCAATAAGAACTACAGTTTTTTCATCTTTTGCAGTAGTTGCTGCCATTATATTGTTCCTTTCAACATAGTAAATCAATTATAGCATAAAACACTATTTTTGGGTAAGATCTTCGTACTCTAAACCCATTCCTATTCCAAACCCAGCCATTTGTGCATTTGCACCTTGTAATGATAAAACATCATTACCATCAGATGTTTTTCCTTTGCTAAAGACTCTAGCCTTTAGGTTTTCCCATTCATTTTGTTGATTTTTTCCTTTGTCAATATCTACACCTTGTATTGCTGCTAAAAACTTTTTTTCTTCATAATCTAATTCTCTTCGTGAGGCAAGCGTTGCCATAAGTTCTGGCATTGATAAAGATAGTTCTAATTCTCTATAATCTTTCCAAATTCCTATTAAAAATACTTCAGACTCTAGTTTTGCAAGATCTAAATCTGACCATCCAGATGCTTTTTCACCATCCATAGTTTTTTGTTTTACATCTTTATCATCTTTACTATTTACTTTAATATTGGCTGCATACTCTAATATTTCATAAACCATATGTAAATCTACTAAATTTTCTACATCTTCCAGGGATTTAGCCTCGGGATAATATTGTCTCATTGCAATAGCAGCGCACTTAACCAAAACATCAACTGCATCCATATCATCTTTTACATCTTTTATATTTTCAAACTCGTCCATAAGATCATGCAAATGTTTAATTTTTAATGGCACCATCTCAATGGACCTGCCATTTAATAATTCAAGATTTTTTGAAGAATATATTTTTGTAGCCATTTACATAATTTTAGCACAAAAAGACAAAGCCCATCTATAAAAGATGGGCCTTATCAATCAGTTAAGATTATGATGCAGTGTGAGTGCGATCAACGATCTTGCCGTATGTTGCTGTCAAGTCATCTGGAAGAAGACGGAATGAAACTTCAAACATTGAAGCCTCGTCACGCTTAGCAGATACTGTAACATTTTCAATGGAAAGAGCACGATACGCAACGTATACACGCTCAACGTTTCCAGAATCTTCACAGTCACCAGTTCCTGGACCTACTGCAACGATACCACGCTCAACTGGGCATTCTCCAATGTCTCCTGCGGAGAGATTAAGAGTGCGACCTGCTGATGAAGCCTTGTTGCCTGAAAGGTCGGAATCCTGGCCTGCGGTAGCAAGAAGAAGATTCTCAAGAGTTGCCTCTGCAAAAGCGGTAGCAAGATTTACTTGCATTCCCTGCTTGTAGAGTTTTGCAACGTCTAGAATCTGGTCGACCTGAACCTCACCAAAATCTGGTTGGAATTGAAGTTCAATACCGTTCATTGTATAACCAACGTTTGTGTAGTCTGGATCTGATGAAAGAGTAGACTTGTAAGACTCTGTGCTTACAAACGATGGAATAGCGTTAGTAGTGGTATTGAGATTGGCATCAGCAACGAAAAGGGCTGCTGCACCTACGATAATATTAGTGGATGTACCACGAGAATATGCTGGCATATTTAATTCACCTCTTTTTTAGTTTTGTATTAAGTTGTGTAGTGGTAAACAAGGCGATGTTTCCTCTAAACCAAGTATATCAGTGTTTTTAGGTATAATTAATATCAGGATCTGGGATGGCAGTATTAATGGTTTTCTGCTGATTAATGGAATGGTAGTCATATTCAATAACGAATTTATTGAGCGTCAAGCCTCTTAAAGCAGCAAGTTCAGTTAGGTCTCTAACTTCTTCCAATTGATAAACTTTAATGTCATGAAAATATACGTTATGTGTAATTGGTACGGCTGAATCACTTATTGGACTATTCCCGTTTTGCTTAGCCATGCACCATCTATTTAGGTCCTCTGCAGCAGCATCTGATCTATCAAGAAGTTGTGAAATTATAATTCCAGCATCTATGATCTTGCTTGGGACTGAATAGACATAATATAAGAGTTGTTCACACTTCATAGGATAAAAAGCATCTCTTCTAAATCTTAGGAGCCTATCATACTGAATAGCAATATCCCATTGCACTGAAAGAGCAGTTCCATTTTCATCATATTGTTGTGGAATATCAACTCTGTTTTTTGTTAAATCATCTATTGCATTCGGACTGCTTGGAATTGTAAGAACACTAAAGCCATACTTGTTTAGTTCTTCTTTAATATATTCATTAATCCAGATAGGTGGAAATGGAAGGTCTCTTATGTCTTTCATACTCTTATTCTACCCCAATTGTTGCATTCAATATCCAATTATATCCTGTTTGTATTCCTTTTGATTTACCTTGTTTAGACCCTGCTTTAAAATTATTCTTATAGGCTTTTGGATTTTCTAAATAATCAATAAGGCCACTAGATCTTAAAAATATCTGACTAAAATATGATCTAAAGAATGAATCAAAAACTTTTTCATATGACCCCTGAACTTGATCTCCTCCAGGATTTTCTACTGTAACTGGTTGTTTGGTAAACACCTGTTCTCCATTGTCTTCAAATGCAAGAACACTTTTATTTTTAGGTCTAATGGTTACTGGAATTCCATTTTCCATTATTCTAGCCTTGTCATAAAACGGAACAGAGGATCCACTTTTTCTTGATTTTGATTGAGTAAAGGTAGAATTAAAAGAAATTCCCATATCATTTACAATATACTTAATTTCATATAGTCTTGCTGATGGGCTTGCAATTTTATCCCACTCATAAATATGATGTAACGCCCCTGGACTCATTCTTGCATTAACATCAATATATTTTTTTAAACCGTCTACAGTTCCTTTTGCTAAATTTGTCATAAATCTTGACTCACCTAATTTTGTTCCATCAATAAATCCTATTGAATAATCAACAACATTAAGCATAGTTTTTTCAAACTTTAAAGAATTTAATCTTGTTGTTATCATTAATCATCAACGCCTTGATTTTCTGCTCGTCTAACAAGTATCTTATAGTATTCAATATTTCCAAATGGACCAGTGAATGGCTCAAGAGTTGCAATTTCATATATTGTTCCACGATCTTCTCTAGCACCAGATGTTTCTTTATAAATAAGTTCTCCAGAACAGTTGCGAACATTAGTAATTAAAATATTTGTAATTGAATTATTTGTTCCATCTTTTCCTATACGAATATCATTTTTAACTCTGCCAAGAAGCATGTTTTCATACTGTACAAATATTTTTGGTTTTACCTCTTCTTCAAATGCTGAGCCTACTGGATTTAAACTAATTACGATAGTTCTGTCAAATCCCCAGTCTTTTTTTATTTGACCATAAACATCTTGTTCAACAATTGGATGATATACATCTGCAATCATTGGGTACATAAAGTCTATTTCGTTGCATGACATTACAATACCCCAGGAACAATAATGTTACTCGCATATCTCTCAAGAATCTTATCAACAATAAGATTTCCAGTACCAGTAAACAGGGTCTTATCAAACTGAATTCTAAATTGATCTGTATTATATGCAGAGGCATACCTCTTAAAATAATCTAACTTTCCACACTTAATGTCATCCATTAACATTAATGTTGCTTCTTTTATATCTGTAGGAACAACCTTATATCCTGCTTCTACCACAAACGTATAGTCTGAACCCTTAGAAAATGTATTGCCCCAGCCAATTGGACCAAGCCAGTCTGATTGTGCGGTAGGCAGCATAAGCGGTGCTTGATCTGCTCTATTGTAAGCACCTGTAATTTCTTGAATAATAGCAGTTTTGTTGTCACTTAATTTATAAGTAACTCCAAAAATTGCTGGCTCTGCCAAGGAAGAGTCATACCAAAGTTCGTTGTTTTGATATACCTTTAATACTTTACGTGCTCTATGCTTTATTGGAGCATAGTCTGTGTTAAGCCCAGTATGTTCTATTGTTTCAGTTTTATAATAAAATCCACCAGTAATGGTATCAATAATTAATCTTGCTGTTAATTCTCTTTGAGTGATTTCCGCTATTTCTGTTGCTGTTGTGCCAAGGCTTGCTGGATCAACATACGGCCTTGTAATTTCAAGCATATCTTCTACAACAATATCTTCATCAGCCTCTTGAATTCTTAACGCATAAACTTTATCATATAAATGCCACTGATCTGTTTCAAACGTATAGTTTATTTTTTTGCCTGTTGTTGATGTTATTGTTTCTTCTAAAATAACTATATCTCTATCTTCGTCTTCAATAATCAAATCATATGCTGTAGATGCTGCTGGTACATCATAGGAAATGCTTAGCGGGTAAGGTGGAAGACGAAGTATTTTCATTTATTTTTGCCGTAGTATTTTGCTAATTCAACAGCGCTAACCTCTCGTACAGACTTAGATTGTAAAAATACCTCTAAATTTTCTTTATTAATAATAGAAAATCCTTGATCAACATGTCCATATCCTTCAAAATATAAATTCTTTTCAGAATAAATAACTGTTTGATCGTTAACATCAGCCTTTGATGTTATTTTCTTGTTTGTAGTTGCCATGTGTTACGCTCCTTAATAGTACCTTAATTATAGCAGATTGTTAAAAAGGGCAGAGGACGAATCCTCTGCCCTAATTAATTTTTTTAGTGATTAGGAAGCAGCAATGTCCTTATAGGCAATTGCATCTTCTTCTTCAATCTGGATACCGAAACGGACAAACACTGTGTATTCGATAGTATCTTTCTTTGGTTGATACTGACGGTTTACAGTGATATCGCGTTGGAAGCCCCAGATACGGTTTGCTGGGAATGTCAAATCGACATAATCTGCTGGATAGTAAGGAACTTCCATTACGTCAATGCCGAGTACACGAGTGGTACGGGCGTTGCCAATAACTTGTCCTTGACCATCAAGGTATGCTTGACGATTTGCTTGTGTGCTACCTGTACGGCTTGAGAAAGCCTCAGAAATAGCATCAGCAAGTGTTCCGTTGTTGCGAACAATGCTCTGGAACACATCTGTACCTGCATAGAACTTAAGATTATTCTTAAGTGCACGATACTTACGTGGCATTGCATTGATAATACCCTGCATAACTGGAGTTGTCCAGTTATCGGATGTAACTGCTGGAAGCACAGAGTCGTGTGCATCTCCATTAGTTGTAATCAAGTGGTGGAAACCTTCCATAATTGACAAGAAGTTTCCTGTTGAACCATCTCCGTTAATAGCCAAATCTTCGATATCATTACCGAATGCATTGGTCATCAAACGAACAAGATGATC